CATATAAACGTCTATACCATAAAGTGATCCAACCATTCCAGATCTTAGTCCCTTGTTGCCTTCTCCAACTGCATCATTTCTGATGAAATACTGAGCAATACCAGCAGATGGATTAAGAATATCTGCAAATAAAGTTGGATTAACAACCATTGAACATTCTCCATCCATATAAGGTACATCATTTTCACCTAGATTAGCTAATGCAGATTCAAAAACTGCAGCAGTTAAAGTGTTGTCAGCAGAAAGATCGATGCTTTGATTTAAACCATCTAGCTCTGCCCACACATCAGCGTCAACCTGACGAGCAAGAGCCTCACCCATCATTCTTGAATATTTAGCTACTAAATCAGCTTCTGACTGAATGAGAGCCACATCTTCAAATAATTTTCCGACATATTTGTGTTTATTAATCGACAACTGAGTAGTCGTGGTTGCAGTTGCATCGTAAGATACATCTGAACCAGCAGCTTTATCACTCGCACTTATTAAGCTCATTTCTGGGATATTAATATTATCACCATAACCTTTGCTACCTACAAGTGCAGAATAATCATCAACCAAACCACGAAATACAGTTTTACGCTCAAAATATTTATAAATTCCATCTGCCCAAATTTCTGGAATAAAATGTTGGTCAGTTGTGGTAGTAACAGGACTACCTTGATAATGTTTAGCCATTTAAATTACCTTTTCATGTATGATTCCAATACTGTCCCCCAGTTTCTTCTTCGCTCATCATCAGGCATAGAAGTCCAATCACTTGTACTTTTTGTAGGGATTGTTCCCTGCCTGTCAGGTGGATTTATTTTGTCTACATCAGTAAACTCTTCCACAATACTCAAAAGAACCTCAGTTTCAACATTGGTAAATTTTTCTCGTTTAGATTCAGGAAGTTGAGCTAAAGCACCCTCTCGAAGTCGAGCATCCATTGATTCCCACCTCTCCTTGTAAGGTTTGTAAGAATCTATTTCTTTAGCAAGGTCTGCATTGAGTTCTTGCCATTTCTCTTCTTCACGAAGTTTTGCCCTTCGATCTTCTTCCTCTTTACTTTTAAAAGACTCCAGATTCTCTCTAAGTTGATTTCTTTCTGAAATAACCTCATTTAATCTTGAAATCGGTACATTATTTTCGACTTGTGTGTCGGCTTCCTGTTTTACATCTGTTTCGATGGTTTGTTCTTCTGACATTTTGACCTCTTATGTGAGTAGTTATTTATACAAAATTCCCTTGTATAATAGATACATCATAAACTAACTTAAAACAGTAATCTAATGCAAGAAAAAAATTACGAATTTAAGAAAAAGTGGTTTAACTACTTAGGATACGAACCGCATAGTGGACAACTAGCATTACACTACCCAGAAAAACAAGATGCCAGATTTCATGTAATTGTATGTGGCAGAAGATTTGGTAAGACCTGGGCTAGTGCTATGGAGGCTACTTATGTAGCATCACAACCTGATAAACGGATTTGGGTTGTTGGAATGTCATATAGGAAAGCACGATTAATCTTTAGAGAAATTTGGCAACGTATGGTTATTGGACATGGAGATGATATTGATAAAGCATCAGAAAAAGATATGTACATTCGCTTTAAGTGGGGAACTACTGTAGAGGGGATGTCAGCGGACAATGCAGATTCATTAGTGGGCGAGGGTCTTGACCTACTTGTAATTGATGAAGTAGCCAAGATGAATAAAAAAATCTGGGATATGTATTTATCCCCTACAGTTGCTGGTAGAAAAGGAAAAGTAATCTTTATTACTACACCAGAGGGAAGAAATTGGATATATGATTTGTATAAATTAGGACAAACAGACGATGAATGGGTAAGTTATACTTCACCATCGTGGAAAAATCAGCATGAATTTCCACTAGGATTAGATGATCCAGCAATAGTTGAACGTAAGAGAAATATGTCAAAAGAATTGTTTGGACAGGAGTTTGGTGCTGAATTTTCAATATTTGAGGGGAAAGTTTGGAATTTTCATAGAGATTTAGATGTAGGAGATTTTCCATACGATCCAAATTTACCAACATTTTGTGCAATAGATTTTGGTTATCGCCAACCTGCTGTTTTATTTATACAAACACAATTTGATGGCAATATTGACCATATTAGAGTATTTGACTGCATATTACATAAAAAAAATATAAGAACCGAAGATTTAATTAAAATGATAAAAGTTAAGGGATACCCAATCCTATCATATTATGGCGATCCTGCTGGAGCTAATGTTCAGGGTCAAAGTGGTGCTGGAGACATGGAAATATTTAGAAAAAGCGGAATAAGAGTATTATTTACAAGGGATCGTATGAGTAGAAATGTTGTTAACAGTGTTTCACATACAAGAGGATTTTTTGAGAGTGCAGATGGCACTAGAAGAGTCCATGTACATAAAAATTGCACAGAGGTCATAGAAGATTTTGAGGAATATAGATACCCAGAGTCTGAAGACGGCAAACCAATAAAAGAAGAACCAATAAAAGATGGATATCACGATCATGGAAACGATGCTTTCAGATATTTCATCATAAATAGATTTCCAATAAAAAATAGGGAAATGAAGAGGATACAAAGATGATTGAAAAATTATTAAAAGATAAATTACTAGAAACAAAACTTATGATGTCACATTCTAGAAGAAATGAAATTAGAAAACATTTAGATTATTATTCAGGTGTATCTACCGATCAATACATCAATAGATACTTTAATGGAGATGCTTTTAATGAAATACCACCTACATTAACTAATTTTACTAGAAAATTTATCAATAAAATCAGTAGAATCTATAGTTTAGGGGCAAAAAGGAATGCTGGTGGAGATACTAAAAAATATGATGAATTGATTCCAACAAAAGATGTAAGAATGAAACACGCTGAGAGAATGACTAGGTTAATTGGTACTATTGCCAATCGTATTCACTGGAGAGATGATGGATTTTTTGATTATAGACCTATATACTACTTTGAGTCATATTTTGAAGAAAATCCATTTGAGCCAAGTGCAATTATCTATCCATTGCTAAATAGTACGGCAGATCTATCAAATGCTGAGAATTTACAATGGGAATATTGGGATAAAGAGAAATATGGCATTATGAGGGAAGATGGTAACATGATTCAAGAGAAAGACAATCCATATGGTATAATTCCATTTGTTTTTACTCATAGAGAAGATCAAATTGATTCTTTTTTTGTTGAAGGAGCATCTGATATTGTTAATTGTAATGAACAAGTTAATATAGCTTTAACTGAGATGAATCTTGGTATGAGGTTTAATATGTTTGGTCAACCTTGGGTTACTGGTCTTAATTCTGACCAAAGTTTACTTAGAGCTGGTTCTGATACTATTTTAGATATGGGGGATGATGGACAATATAACATTACTAGCCCTCAAGGGAATATTGTTGAGGCTATTGAGAATATTAAGTTCCAAATGGAAATGATTGCCATGAATAATCATCTATGGATACAATGGGCTGAATCGGGCGGCGAAGTTCCTAGCGGTATTTCACTAATGATCAAAGATATGGAAAGAAAAGAGGATTACTATGATGATATTGCCCTATGGAGACTCTATGAAAAAGATTTCTATAGTGTTGAGCGTGTTATTGCTGAATATAATGGTATTTCTCTTCCAGAGGAGTTTGGCGTTGATTTTCAAGAAGTTGAGTATCCAAAAACAGTTCAAGATCAAATTTTAAAAGATGACTTTGATTTAAAAAATAATCTTATCACTCAAGCAAAGATTATGGTAAGAGAAAATAAAGACCTATCTTTAGAACAAGCACAATCTATTATTGATGAAAATAAAGAAAAAAATGCAGATATTGTTGTAAGTCAACCAATTTCTAATGTAACCAATGATAAAGATGACGAATGAAGTTAAAGATAAAAACAAACTTTGATTTTGGTAAATTATCCAATAAAATGCCAACTATCATTAATGATTACTTATCTGGATATGCTAGGGGTACAGAAGTTGGTTCAAAACAAAATATAGACAATGGTTTAGCAGATATAGAAGACTCTACTAAAGCATGGAGAAGATCGAAGGGCTATCCTGAACATCCACCATTAAAAATGACTGGTACAATGTATAATAGTATAAAAGCTGATAAGAATAAACTAAAAATACTGGATTATGGAAAATGGCACGATGAGGGAGAAGTTCCCACAACAGACGCAAGACCATTTATTGGCAGCACAAAAGAAAATGAAAAAATAATTGATGATAAATTTAATAAAGATA